CAGGACCGCAGGGCAGGCTTCGGGGGGTGGTACGAAGGTGACTGAGCCCACGACACCGACCGGGAAGCGACTGTGGGACCACCCCGATGTGCGGGCCGACTATGTGGACGGCATCTGTGGCGGCGACATCCTCGCCATCGAGGCCGAGGCCAAGGTACAGGGCGTAGCTGAGCGGTACGAGCAGTTGCAGCGACTCCTTCCGGGGCTCAACGCTCTCCTGACGCTCGACGCTGCGTCCTTCGGCCGCATCGTGTCCGAACGCCCTGATGTGTACGTCGTCCTGCGAGCGTTCCTCGTGGACCCCTCCGATGAGTGACATCAGGGAGCGGCACGTCCCCGGCCCAACCATCAACCGTATCGGTGCCGACTTTGGCAAACGGTTCTGCGACTACTGCTCTCGACCGTGGCCCTGTGACGCCATCCGCGAAGCCGACAGGGCCGACAAGGCCGAGGCTGCGCTGGCCGTCGCAGATGCCGCCAGCATGGACGACGCCGCAGCCATCCAGGAGTTAGGCCGTGGCCTCATCGCCGCCCAAGAGCGTGCCGACAAGGCCGAGGCTGCGCTGGACGAGTGCCAGAAGGTGGCGTTGGAAGTCGTGGAGTCGCAAGCCCCTACCGATATGGCCCTCGCTGTCGCCATCAGAGAGCGTGACGCCGCCCGTGCCGACGCGGCAGCCATCTTGGAAGACCTCGAACACGCCTACGAGTCGGGCCACGACGCATATCACCGGATGCAGTCATGGGCCGACTGCATCAACACGGTCTGCGTCCGAGAAAAGCGGACCCTTGCTCGTCACCGTGCCGCCCTCGCCGCCCACAAGGAGGCCACGAAGTGAGCATCCACGTCGAACAGGACGGTGAGTGCGCTGTCTGCATCCAGCAAGTCACACCCGGCCTGCGGTTCGCTCGTGTCTCATGGCCCTGTGATGCGGCAGAAGCCATCGCCCGTGCCGACAAGGCCGAGGCTGAACTGGCCGACCTCCCCAAGTACATCACCAACTGGATGATGGGCAGAGGCATGGTCGTCGTGCATCGCTGGATGTCAACCGGCTGGCGAGAGACGATGTACGACGAGGGTGTCGCCATGTGGACCGCTGCCCTCGCCGCCCACAAGGAGGCTACGGAGTGAGCCGCCTGCGGGTCCTGTTCTGTCGGCACCGCTGGGCTATCCACCTGTGCCAACCGCCGCATGGTTCGCCGTCGCTCATCATCTGTGACCACTGCGGCCTTGTTCACTCCATCCACGCCGCTCTCGCCGCCCTCGCCGCCCACAAGGAGGCCACGAAGTGACCGCCAAGGTCGTCGAACTCGAAGCCGCCATGCTGCGTGCGGCACTGGAGTACCACTCCTACCGCTACTACGTCATGGACGACCCCGCGATCACTGACTACGAGTACGACCGCGTGTTCCGCAGGCTGGAGGTACTCGAAGAGGTGAACCCTGAGTTGGCTACTGCGGACTCTCCCACACAGCGTGTCGTCGCCCACAAGGAGGCCACGGATGCCTGACACCCGCTCGCGGCACCGGCCCATCAGGGCGTGGTCGCATGACCCCGACAATGACCCTGTGCCCTACGACAAGTGCGAGCAGGACGGCCTCGTGTGGCCCTGCGACGCCATCCGCGAAGCCGATAGGGCTGACGACCTCAACAACAGACTCATCGGCACCGTCGAAGCACTCACGGATGCAGAACACCGTGCCGACACCGCGGAAGGGCTGCTGGTCCTAGCCCGCCGCGACCTCGACAAGGCCGAGGCTGCGCTGGCCAACGTGCAGGCCGTGTTCATGCGCTTGCAGGAGTTCTGTGAGAGCAGCGAACCCGGGCTGCTCGACGCCTTCTGGTTCACGGAACACAACCGTCCTGCGTCACTCATGGAGGTCAGCATCGTCCATACCGACGCCGCTCCCGGTGAGATGGATGAACATGGCGCATGGGGCTTCAAGGGGGACAAGGGATGAGCACCTGTGCTGGTCCTGGCCGTAGCGGCGTCAACTGTGGGCATGCCACCAAGTACACGTTCGAGGGGAACGGGCGTCGGGAGGACCGCTGCGGCTGGCATGCCTACCCGTGGTTGGGGAACAACGTTCCTGACTGGGTCGAGCACATCTACATCAGGGGCAAGCAGACCCAGTACAAGAAGGCCGTATGAGGTGCATCTGCCAGACCGGTCTCGGCTACTGGGAGTCGGCCCTGGTGCGGCCCTTCACGGAGGACGAGGAGGCTGAGTGCCGCGAACACGCCATCAAGAAGAGCCGTGCCAGCGGCAGGGGCACGAGGAACCGCAAGCTCACCGACTCACGCGGCCAGAAGACCCTCGAGCAGCATCGTCACGCCGACCTCATCGGGGCTCGTGGCGAGAAGGCCTGGAGCATCTTCTGGGGCGTCCCATGGCCCAAGCGCATCAACGACTTCACGCATCCAGATTTCGACCCCGACATCGAGGTCCGCACGACCGAGATGGACCCCCCGACGCTCATCATCCGGCCACGTGACGTCCAGAAGTCGCAGCGGCGGTACTGCCTGCTCCACTCTGACCCCGAGGGGTGCATCCGCCTGCTGGGGTGGGTCCGTCCCGTCGAGATCCTCGCTGACTACCGGCCTCGCAGGCTCCACGAGAACGATGAGGGGGCCCCAGCCCGCTTCATCCCCTACTGGGCCCTGCACCGCTTCCCGTTCTACGTCAGGACCCCAGCCAAGCACAGGAGCCCCACATGAGACTCATCTTCGAGGTCCCTGATGACCTCCACGCCAGATTCAAGGCCGAAACGGCCGCTCACGGGGTCAAACAAGCCGCTGTGGTCCGATTCCTCATCGATGTGTGGCTGAAAGACCCGGATATGGGTCCGAAACCCGCCAAACCGGCTCCGAACACCCCTCGAAGCGTCACGAACGCCTCTGGACCGGTCTCGAACGCCCCTGAACACGTCCTGACCGCCAATGACATCCTCCAGAAGATCAGGACGAAGAGATGACCATCTGGAAGTCGACTCTTGGTGATAATGCAGCCCTGCTGCTTCTGGGGAGGATGTCGGCTGCCGTTTCGCTCCCCGCAGGGGCCAGGATCGTGCATGCCGGGATGCAGGGGACCAAGTTGTGCATCTGGTCCATCGTCGAACCCAGCCAGGAGACCGTGCTGCGCCAGCTCGTCGTCGTGGGAACCGGGCGTGAGGTCAGGAACGACGCCATCTACATCGGGACGGTCATGGACGGCCCATACGTCTGGCACGTCTTCGACATCTCGGTGTAAGCATCGGAGCCTCCCAAGACCGTCGCCGGGGAGGCTCCGAGATTGCGCTTCAGCCCGTCAGCGACCTGCGCACCATCATGGTAACGAATGCTGTCAAGAGGTGCGTGATTGGTGTAGCATAGTGGCGAAAGAAGGAGGTAAATGGTAACTGTACGCAAGAGATGGCCAGACCCATTCAACGGGGGAGCCGTCAGGGACGACAGCGTCGACATCGGCCCGAGTGGCCCGGTCTCGTTCACGAGGTCAGGCTCAGGAGCCGACGCGGTCGGGCACATGTCACCACCAAAGGCTGCCAACCTGTCGAAGGTCGCCGATGCTGGCAGGTCCAGGAGTTCCTGGGCGACGATGAGCCTCCGCATCAAGGAACGGGATGCCCAGAAGCGATGACGGCTATCTGAACGCCACGGATGCCGCCGCCTACCTCTCCATCCACAAGAACACCCTCTACCGCTGGACCATGATGGGACTCATCAAGTCGCATCGCATCGGCCCGCGTGGGGACTACCGCTATCGCAAGCAAGACCTTCAGGCATTCGTCGAGGAGAAGAAGTGATCCGTGACCGCGTCACCGTCAAGACCAAGGATGGCACCATCACCGGCCTCGTCGTCCAGAGGCAGGGCGGCAGCCTGGACATCAAGTACCCCAACACCCGTGAGCCATGGTTCATGGCAGAGGTGCTGGACAAGCAGGGCAGCGGGACCGGCGAGGCTGTCCGGGTCCCGGCCGACCAGATCGTCTACATCTCCAACGACCAGGAGCCCAAGGCCAAGAAGAAGTGATGTACACGGAGTTCATCAACCCCATCTATGCCGTCTACGAGGGGATGCCGGTCATCATCATCGGGGCCCGGACGCTCACCACTGGCACTCTGATGTTCGTCTTCATCGAAGAAGACGGCAGCATCGGTGAGGCATCGACCGGGAACTTCGCCGTCGACGTCCGCTTCAAGGACGGCGAGTGGCACGACGTCAGCCCCGGGCCGCAGTCGGACATCATCGAATGATCAAGGACGTCACCCTTCACGTCTTCTCGGACGGCTGCGGGCTGCTTGACCTTGGCGAAAGCGCCACCCCGCAGGAGGTCCAGGAGTTCAACGCGATCTGGATCAAAGCGGTGGTCGACCTGTCGAAGGAGCCGCTCTTCGTTGGTGGCGCAAAGGTCACGATCATCGAGCATGCCAATCCGCTCAAGAAGGTAGAGGTCATCGAATAGGGTGACGTGACGCACACCTGTGCGCTATCCTCGTACGCAGCCTCAATAAGCGTGATACCCCGAACGGTCGGGCGAGGATAGGTCTTTACGCGACCCATGCGATATCACATCAGTGCAAGAGCGACGTTCTCAAGCACTCATCAAGCGAACGAACCGGACAGATGTGTCATGCCTCACGGTCACGACTTCGAGGTCATCGCACAGATGTCCCACGAACTCCTTGATGATGGCGTCCCTCGAGGCGGGAGAGGCTTCGACGTCGCCTTGCACAACATCTGCAGCGAGCTCGATGAACGCCCGTTCAGCCAGATGGCACCGGGCGTCAACCAGACCCTGACGGGCATCGCGGCCTACATCTTCGAGAGGATGGTCTCCAAGTACCCGAACCTCTCGGGCGTCGAGGTGACCGACGGAAGGTACAGCGGCAAGGTCTCGGCATGAGCCTCGACATCATCTGGGCGAAGGCCCTGGAGATCAGGCCGAACCCATGGAACCCGAACGTCATGGAGCCAGAGATGTTCGCGAAGGAGCGGGCATCCATCCGTGAGTTCGGGTTCATCGACCCCATCACGGTCCGCAAGGTCGGCCAGGCACATGACGCTGCCTACCAGATCATCGACGGCGAGCAGCGGTTCAACGCCGGGATAGCCGAGGGCGTCGAGGACTTCCCACTCGTCTTGCTCGACGTCACCGAGGATGAGGCGAGGGAGTTGACCATCGTCCTCAACGACACGAGGGGACAGTTCCGTGAAGACCGGCTGGCAGCCTTGGTCAGGGACTTGGCCTCACGACGCGAGATGTCCAGGCTGGAGAGCCTGCTGCCATACAGCAAGGCACGACTCGACCAGTTGACAGAGCGTCGCACCATCGACTGGGATGACCTCGAGAAGCGGCGGGCCGAGGTCAACAAGCAGACAGACCGGGACACCGACCCATGGGTGGAGCGGGTGTTCCGCATGCCACGTGCCTCGGCCGACGTGCTTGACGAGGCCATCAGGAAGGTCCAGAGCGAGGACGGGGCAGAGCAGCCCTGGCAGGCGTTGGAGATGATCGCGGCGGACTTCCTCGCCAGTTAGGAGGCTCCATGGGCCCCACGAAGCATGACTACCTGTCCCTCGAACGCGAGTATGTCGAGGGCTCGATGTCCATCCGTGAGCTGTGCCGAACGAACGACATCAAGTCGTGGTCGGCTGTCTCGACGTACGCCAAGAAGCACGTCTGGGAGGACAAGCGGGTCGAGTTCAGGCGGCGTCTGCGGGAGCGGGAGACCGCCATCGTCACGCAGCGCATCGCCGAGACCCGTGCCGATATCGTCGAGAAGGCCATGACCGACGCCATCAACGTGGCCAACCGGGCCATCTTCGCCTTCCTCGACTCCATCGAAGACCGCTGGGTGGAGGACCCCGAGAACCCCGACCGCAAGGTCCTGGTCCCGGGCATCCCCATCGCCGCAGGGGACTTCGTCAAGATCATGCAGCAGATCATGGTCCTCAACGGGCAGCCCACGAAGCGGGAGGCCCACCTGGGCCTCACCTTGACCGGGGAGTTGAGCCCCGAACAAGCCACGCTGGAGTTGCTCCGTGACGTCGCTTCTGCAGCCAGAGCCGGTGGGGCCAGATCCGGACCGACTAGCACAAGCCCTCTCCCTCGCTCTGAGGGGGCTCGCCAGGTCAACTGACGGGACCGAGGGCGTCCAGGCCTACGGGGAATACGTCTTCGGGTACCACCCGGCCCAGCATCACATCGAGATGCTGGAGTTCATCCTGGCGGCTCTCTACGACCGCAGGAACAGCGTCATCCTCGAGCCACGAGGAGCGGCCAAGACCACGTGGGGCAACAGCATCCTGCTCTCGTGGCTCATCTCGATGTTCCCCGACCTGCGCATCGGGCTCATCAGCAACACGGCGACCCAGGCCCTCGACTTCTCTCGTGCCATCCGCTACACGTTCGAGTCCAACGAACGGCACCGGGAGATCTTCGGCGACTGCGTGAGCTCCACGAAGTGGCGGGACATGGAGTGGCTGCACCGGGAGTCGAAGTGGCACGGCTCCAAGGACGTCACCCTGTACGCGGCCGGTGCGGGTGGCGCCATCATCAGCAAGCGGTTCGACATCATCCTCTGCGACGACATCCTCGACGAAGAGAACACGATGACTCCCGAGGCCCGGGAGAAGGTCGAGACATGGTTCTGGAAGACACTGATGCCCTGCCTGACACCTGACGGCGTGGTCGTGGCGCTGGGCACGAGATGGGCAGAGGAAGACCTCTACGAGAAGTTCATGACACCCATCGAGGATGGTGGGAAGGGCTGGCGCTCCAAGGTCGTCTCGGCACTCACGCCGGTCCCGAACGAGCCGGACAAGTACACCTCCTACTGGGAGGAGCACTGGCCGGTGCGGGTCCTTCTGGAGAAGCGCATCGAGCTGGGCACGCCGCTCTTCATGTGCGCCTACCAGAACGACGTCCGGGGCATCATGTCCGGCGACGTCTTCCAGAAGCAGTACTTCCAGTACTTCGATGACCTGCCCTCGGACCGGGCCTACTCGTGGAAGATGGGTGTCGACCTTGCCTCGAGCGAGAAGGAGCGGGCCGACTACACGGCCAGGGTCACGACGGCCTCGGACATGCAGGGCAACTTCTACGTCATGTCCTACTACCAGGACAAGCGTGAGTACGGGCATGCGGAGTTCATCCGCGATGGCTACAACGCGTATCGGACCGACCTTGTCATCGTCGAGAACCAGCAGTTCCAGTCGACGTTGATCCAGGAGGTCATGCGGGATTACCCGACCATCCCCATCGAGGGGAAGCGGTCGGACGCGGACAAGACGACACGGGCAAGGGCGGTGGCTGCCAAGTACGAGGCCCACAGGGTCTTCCACCATTCCTCGCTCAAGGGAAGCGACTTCGAGATGCAACTCGCGGCCTTCCCCAAGGGTCACGACGACCTCGTCGACGCACTCGGGTTCTCCATGGACATGGGTGGCGGCGGGTTCTTCTTCGGCTCTCTGAGCAGGGAGTGAACGATGCAGGAGATGGAGTTCAGGGATGGTCCACGGACCGTGCCTGACCACGTGGAGGCGATGCTCATCGACGCTGGCCTCGAGACGTGGAAGTACACGTACCAGCAGGCCATGGACAAGGCCAACGAGCATATCGTGCAGGACAGGCTGCTCAGGGCCCAGAAGGACCTGCTGCGTGACCACTTCAGGCTGACGCCATGAGCCTTGTCGCAGGGGCGACGTCAGCCGTCGCCCGGATCCTGACTCCAGGGGCACAGGGGGCCGTCGCCAGGACGGCCCTTCGCAATGCCATGAAGACGAGCCCCAAGGTCGTGCCCAACAAGGCGTCTGCGACCGTCACCACGCAGAACCAGGGGATGGTCGGGAAGCCCAACGTCTCTCTCTTCCGGAACTGGGCAGAGCACAGCGAATGGGTCCGTGCGGCCATCGACATCCGCAGGGACCAGGTCGCCCAAGCCGAGTGGATCGTCGAACCCATCGACCATGAGAAGCGGTTCAACGTCGACCGCATCGACGAGATCAGGGAGCTCCTCGAGGCCCCCAACCCCATCGATGGCATGTGGCGGTCCTTCATCCAGCGGGTCGTCGAAGACCTCCTCGTCCTCGACGCCGGGTGCATCGAGAAGGAGCGCACCCTCAACGGCGGGATCGCCAACCTCTACCCGGTCGACGGCGGGGAGATCCGTGTCAACAAGTTCTGGGACGGTGACCCTGACGAGGCCCGCTATGCGTGGTACCCGGACTACCAGGAGCGTGCCCGCTTCAGGAACGACGAACTCATCTACATGATGTCCAACCCGATGACCTACCGAGTCGTCGGACTGGCCCCCCTCGAGACGCTGAAACTGGCTGTCGACGCCGAACTGTCCGGGCAGTCGTACAACACCCGGCAACTCAAGAGCCCAGCCCCCGACGGGCTGCTGGACCTCGGCGAACAGGCGAGGCCGGACCAAGTCGAGGGGTTCAAGCGGTACTGGAACGCCGAGGTCGCAGGCAAGGGTGCCATGGCCTTCCTCGGAGGCTCGAGGGGCGCCCAGTTCCTGCCCTTCCGGTCCTCGAACCGAGACATGCAGTTCCTCGAATACCAGGTCTATCTCGTGCGCAAGATCGCCGCAGTGTTCGGATTGTCGGCACAGGACTTCGGTATGCCGATCGACATCAACCGGGCCACGGCACAGGTGCAGGCAAGCAACACGGAGGACCGGGGCCTCAGACCGCTCCTCGGGCTTGTCCAGGCATTCGTCACCCGTGAGGTCGTCTGGGACTCCGCATTCGGAGGTCGCCGGAACAACCTCGCCTTCAAGTTCCCAGCGTTGAACCTGAAGGAGTCCATGGACCGGGCACAGATCAACCGGTACGCACTCGCTGGCATGCCATGGAAGGTGGTCGACGAGGCACGGGTCGAGGCCGGATACCCACCCATCGGTGGATCACTCGGCAACTCCCTCATGGCGATGGGCTCCAAGGGCCCCGTTCGTTTCGCCAGCGAGGAGGACATCCCCACGGCTCGAGAGGCTCTCGAGTCCGCAAGCAAGCCCGCACCGGCAAACGGAAGCTCTGCCAGCAAGGACTGGGAGAGCGTCCCCGAGTTGACGGCATACGCGGGCGTCAGCATGGAGTAACACGATGGCTGCGACCCTGACCCTGCACTGCTACACCGGTTCGGCCGCTGGGACCGAGTCTGGAGCAGTGACCGGCATCGACCTCATCAGTGCCGACAACGCGACGAACTCCCTGGCCAACCGTCAGGCGAACCCGATCACGGTCGGCACCCGGAGCTACGAGAAGTGGCTCAAGCTCAAGATCACCGCCACGCCCGCCAACGCGGTCAGCAACTTCCTGGTCTGGGGCGATGGCGCTGTCATGTCCTCGACCACGCTGTTCGTGAAGGGCGCCCAGATCACCGGCGTGACCCCCACCAACGCCTCATCGACCGTGGCGACGAACAACTTCGCCACCTACACCTCGTCCAACAAGTTGACGTGGGCGGCTGGTCCGTACACCAACACCAACGACACGACCCAGTACCTCGTGTTCCAGCTCCAGGTCGACGCCACGGCGGGCCCGGGCAACTGGACGCAGGAGACCGTCTCCTACTCATACGACGAGACCTGATCTCGTTCGTCCAGACTGGATAGCGCAACGACGCGGAGGGCTCAGACGAGGGCCCTCCGCGTTGTACTATGTCCGGGATGTCGCTCATCGTCATCTGCCCCACTCGCGGTAGACCCAGGAAGGCTCGCGAAGCCTACGATGCGTTCCTCGCTACGAAGACCCTCGAGAGCACTTCGATGGTGTTCGTCGTCGACCTCGACGACCCTGACTTCGAGGGGTACGTCAAGGAGCGACTCCCGATCGTCAGCTATGAGCACGAGGGCGGCGGGATGGGCCCGCCTGTCAACGCCGCCGCAGCCGACTTGGCCCCGGTCTACGACATCACGGGATTCGTCGGTGATGATCACCGCTTCCGAACCACTGGCTGGGATGTCGAGATAGAGGCGGCTCTGGCAGAGCCCGGGTTCGCCTACGGCAACGACCTCATCCGCAACGACATCCCCACGCAGGTCTTCATCAGCAGCAAGATCGTGCTGGCCCTCGGATGGTTCTGTCTCCCTGGAGCGAAGCATCTCTACCTCGACAACACATGGAGAGTCCTCGGGGAAGCATCTGGCACCCTCCGCTACCTCCCCGAGACCATCATCGAACACGCCCACCCGTTCTTCGGGCGAGGCGAGATGGACGAGGGCTATGCCCGCGTGAACGCTCCTGCCATGTACGAGCACGACAACGCCGTGTTCCAGGAGTGGATGAACGGTGGGCAGGCCGAGAAGGACATCCTGACCATCAGGGGAGTCCTGTGAGGCAGCGGACAGCCAGCACGGACGACTTCGACTATCAGGTCGAACGTCACAACGACTCTTGGTGTGACCACATCGCGAGGACGAACGTCACCGCTGCCCTCCTGGCATGGCTCCAGCCAAGGTCGGTCCTCGACCCAGCCTGCGGTGACGGCAGCATCGTCCTGCTGACCGACCTCACTTCCCACATCGACCGCATCGTCCTGTCCGATATCAGCAAGCCCAACTGCGTCTATCTGGCCAACTACGGCGTAGCCCACATCGAGGTCCACTGTCAGAGCATCGAGGACGCCTTGAACACCTACGAGGAGTTCGACGCCGTCGTCCTGACCGAGACCCTGGAGCATCTGCCTGACCCGGATGCCATCCTGCGACAGGCACGCATCGTGGGAGCACGACTCATCGCTTCGTCACCGGAGATGCGCCCGGGGCAGCATGACACCAACCCCGAACACCTCTGGGAGTTCGATGGAGATGGCTACTACGAGATGCTGACCGGTGCAGGCTGGAGCGTCGTCCAGAAGACCCATCTCGCCTTCCCGGGCCTCGTGTACGACTTCGGGATCTGGGTGTGCAGATGAGGGTCCTGATCACTGGTGCCGCCGGGTTCCTTGGCAGGCACTTCGCGGAGCATCACCTCTACCTCGACCATGAGGTCACGGCGGTAGACGACATGTCCAGCCCGTACGCCCACTGGGGCTTCGGGCCCGGGCTCCTCAAGGTCGACGCCGCTGACTACCTCGGTCGAATCGCCTACCCCAAGTACGACATCGTCTACCACTTCGCCGCACCTGTCGGCGGCAGGGAGAAGATCGAGGGTGACCCCCTGTTCAACGCCGACTCCCTGCGGTTGGATGCGGCGCTCTTCCGA